ATCCCTGCACTTTTGAGCAGTTAATACCCTTATGCGCGCTCGCGCGCGCTCGTACACCATTAGGTTAGTTTGTACACTAGTTATATTATATTATTTATTTATTTATTATATTATATTTATTATATTATTATTTAGTATTACGCGTATACGTATACATAATAGGGCTAGAATAATTCATGAGTAAATAGGCATGAAAATTTAATCTCTTAGGGTACGCGCGCGTAATGGAAAGGGTGTAAATTATCTAGCTGAAGTGCTGCTGTTCAGGGCGAAGGTGATTCTAACCGTATGCGCGTACGTTAAGACCAGACTTCCTGCGTTACAACGTCTAGATAATTTAGGTGGTCTGCCGTATTTTAACGGATATTTAAGGCTTTAGATTATTACGCGTACATTACGCGTATGTATACGCGTAGTTAGTATAGGTTAGGGTATAATGGCTTTGGGTACTGGAACGAATTGCGCCTTACGCATATATGTACACTATTATTAATACTATTAATATAGTATATTATATTAGTATTATATTATATTAGTTACGCATTATACGTATACACGTTCAAACTTCGTGCCTAGTTACGCATAAAGATATGTGTATCTATATTTATCTATATAATTACGCCTACGCGTATTATTATGGTGTATGGGTAGGTAATCTATTAATCAAATACATATATTATATAACAATAAGTGGAACGAACGAGGAGGCTTACGCCTAACGCCTATACGTACTATTACTTCTATTGTAGTTGTTATTACTGTATGTCTACGATGTTAGGCAGTTGTTTGAAAAGTGCTAGGCACGAATCAGGCACGAAACGATACCTTTTTAAGCAAGCATGGAGCGTTTATGTTTTTGATGACTGCTGAAATAGTAGTAAAGACCAATTCATATAGGTCGCCTTTTATTGATCGCGTGAATAAAGCGTGCCACTTGGTAAATGGTAAGAGAGTTAATTCCCCCTACACTGTAGATGATAAGGAGCGTATGCTTATTCAAGGTGTCGTAGCCGTACAAGATATGAATAAGGAACGCAACGCTGAACGTGAGTTATATAATATTGAGAAAGAAAAGGAACGATTAAATAACCTACGCTTGATTGTAATGCCTAATGCAAAGGGGAAGTTTACTAATGATAACGGAATGAATCCGTTTAAGAAGTTAATTGTATGGAGTGATTTAGATAATGACTAACCTAAAGAAAACAGGAAGACGAACGTCTACACCTATGGCTGATGTAATATCATGCGTAGGCAGGCGTGTAAGTACCCACGAATACGAGCAGGCTAAAGCAGAAGCCTGTAAGTTATTGGGTATTCCTGATCTCATATCTATGAGTGATAGCAATCGCGAACAACGCCAACTGAAACGCCTACAATATGTGATAAGAAAGGTGTCTGAGTTTATCAACAATGGTAATCCTAGACATCAAGGTCGTATCACATATGTATTTGAGGAAGAACTTGATAAGACAAACAAACTTATCGAGGGCTTTAATCAATACATGGATCATAATCAGTTGCGCTTTGGATTCACGCAACAAGTTAAGCTATTGCACATAGATAAAGACGAGCTGGTAGGACTAGGTGTGGCTATGTTCAGGCGAATAGACACGCCTAGTTCCCACACTAAGAGGGTATCAGCATGAGATTAGTACAACTGAGAATGAGGTATAAAGTAGCGCCTCATTCTCTACCCTTTTTTATGATGAACAATGTAATCAGTTCATGTTTTGTAGCACTACTAAGTGCATCAACGAGGGTGGTGGGTATCGAATAGATATATAAAACATTAGTAATCAGTAGCGTGATTAAGATGACAGTTTCATTATCAGAAACAATCAATGATATGCAAGTGCAGTTAGAAGATTTGCAGGACAGGATAGATATTCAAGAGGAAATCGTTAGTGATTTAACTGATGACGTTGAGAATCTTGATCACTCAGCAATACTTGATGAACTTGAAGACAACGATAGTCTATTTTGGAAAAGAATAAGGAATATGATAGATGACTCCAAATAATATGGAAGAACATGACATGACTAACGGAGAAGTAACAGCATTTACATTCGGATATCTAAATGCAATCGCTGAGATTATAAGACAAACAATAAGTGAAGCCGAACGAAACAGTCCTTCTAATAATGGTGCAGCTACAGCTACACGTAAGTTAGCAGCAGATTATTTATATGAGATGCAAGATAAGATTGGCGAAAGACTATGTATTCCTGACAGATCATTCAAAAGATTTATGAATCAGGATATACTGAAGGTCATTAATATCATAAGCGAAGAAGCACACAACTCTATGAGTATATTAGATAGAGAAATGGAACGTTTAATGAAAGATCATTCAGGAAATTGGCGTGAGGAAAATAGATAATGGCATACACAGATGAAGAACTAAGATACGAATTGACATTGAAAGCAAGAGAGATTGCGCGTGCTAATTTCGCGCGTAAAAGTGTGGCAGAAGACAGGGCTACACATTACTCTGAGTTAGTAAGATCGCCTGAGTTCTTGGAATATATTAAGGGCTTACACATGGGAGAGCCTACGCCTGAACCTACAACTACAACAGGTACTATGTCTATTGAAGAACTACTTGCACCTAAGAAAGAGGTTCAACAGGTAGAAGAGGAAGTCATTGAAGAACAGATGAATAAATCTATACGTAAACAGGCAGGTAATCATGAAACACAGTTCGGTACTATTAACTTCGACCAGTATAAACCTTACAAGTGGGGAAGCTACGTTGAGTTAGGAGATGAACGAGTTGATTTACTTAAGCAATTCACAATGGACATACCATATCCTTATCTCATTGAAGGGGATAAAGGATTAGGTAAGACGTTGTGTGTTTATGATGTGGCTTACGATACACAAACTCACTTAGTATTTCATGCTTGTTCTAGTGGCACAAGAGAGGGCGACCTCTTAGGTAGATCACAAGTAGATGAGAACGGATCATACTTTGATCTAGGTGTATTGCCTCGCGCAATACTATGTGCAAACAAGTTTAAGAAAGCATGCCTATACTTAGATGAAGTTAACGCACTTGAACCTGAGATGCAGAAGATACTTAACCCTGTATTAGATGACAGGCACATGGTAGTAGCCAACAATAAACTATTCAAATTAGATGACGGTTGCAAGTTAGTTATCATATCATCAATGAACCCTAGTTATTATGCAGGTGTCAATCAGTTGACAGAAGACTTGCGATCTAGATACATTGGTTCAGTATGGGATTACCCATCAAGCAAAGACTTGGATAAGATAATTAATTGGGAAGACATTCCTGATACAGTATCAGCTCCATTAGTTCAGGTAGTTCAAGACACACACAGCTCTAGAGTAAAGGGCGATGTTGAATATGTATTATCTCCTAGAGATATAGTACAGTTCACTAACATGTATAGAGTATGGTTGAAAGACGGACTAGTTGGCGATCAGATTACAAGGAAGTGTATTAAGACATGCTTACTTGTTAAGTATGGCGATGCAACTGAACGTGAGTTCATAAAGAATTCAATAGCAGATACATTTGGTATCACACTATGATGCGACAACCAATCCGTAAGGTAAAACTCTTCTTCCCTATTCTTAGGGATCAAGAGCAACCACCTACGGTCAAGAATACTATACCTATTGACGAACAGATCAATGACTTCATTGGTACAGTATCTGGAATCAATCCTAAGATAGTTGATGTGAAGTATTCATATCAATACATTCTTAACTCAGAATACGAGGGCGACTTCGAACGTGCATTACTTATCTACGAGGTAGAGGTATGACTAAATATGTTATAACAAAAGGAATAAACGGTGGAGCTAATGGTGCTAACTATAGCATAAGACAACAAGAGAAACATATCATATCAATGCTTGAAGAGTCTAAGAAATTCTTTAATGGTTGGGTAAGTGATATCAATCAGGCGTTAGATTACTATCGTCTTAAACAGGGTGGCACTTACGCTGAAGAGGAACTTGATCATAAGTTCAAGGACAGTAAAGGTAACGAACATAGTCTAATGAAACCAATACCTACAATAAAACAATCGAAGCATTATATGTATGAGAAAACCAGAAGCAATATGCTTGACACACTAGGGTATATGTACCACGACTTCTTTGTATCTAACCCAGCATACATATTGCCTATGGATAAAGAAGAGTTGAAACAATTCTTAGAAAAGAATGGAGTAGATTTATAATGACCTTTGTAATAACTAAGAAACAAAGAGAAGAGATAGGCGAGCCTACGCAAGAGGAACTTGATAACATAATGAAAGTGTTAACATCAATAGATGGTGTAAAGATATGGAAGTCGAAGAAGAAGTAGAGATAGAGTGTAGGCATTGTGGTGTCGTTGATACATACTATGTATGTATTGATGTAGACTTCGAAGACTACATACAGGACAGGGATTAAAATGAAAACAGAATATCTAACACACCAAGAATACTTTAAGAAACGTGCCAACATTATAGAAGACATCAAAGGTGTAGGCATAGACATAACGTATCAAAGGAACACAAATAATTGGGTATCTCCTAATAGAAACAAACCAAACCATTATACAATAAACATATGCACACCTAATGAGAAAGGAATCAGTAGGAAGACAGCATTATACCATGAACTATCTCACTTAATGTGGGAAAGTTTCGCACCTAACGTTAGAGGTATGGCTCAGGGTTGGGCAGATAGGTTTATTCAAAACCACAAAGAACTTAATGAGGAAAATGATAAGACTCAGAAAGAATTGATTAAGAAATCAATAGTACAAGAGTATATGCTACACTTCAATATCATTGAAGACCAAAGGATTGAATCGTTAACTAAGCATGTATGGTTAGGAACACAGAAGATGTTTGATGAAACACGTACCAACTTAGGCGAACAACTAATAGAGAACCTTAAAGATATACCACTTGAAGAGAGAACACCAGCAGATATATTACTAGCAGCTAGATTCTATCAACCCAAGCACACTAAAGATTGGGCTAAGGAAATCATGGAAGATGTTATTGATACAGGAATGAAAGGATCATTATCTGCATGGGTAAAGTCTAAGAAGTATGTTGATGAGTATCTTGAAGATGGCTTTGGCGATTATAAAAATCGTAATAAAGAAGTCGAAGAAACACAAAAGCAATGGGAAGAAAATACTAAGATACTTAACAGCGAACTATCTACACAAGAGCAGATAGATGAGGCAGAGTCTAATCAAAGCAAAGCTTCCGAACAACTTAAGAATATTAATAGAGAGAAAAGCAGGTCTTCATACTCAGTACAACATAGGACAGGTAAGAACACAAAGTTCTCACATGATCATGATGAGTTACTGACAGAACACGATGGTTATAATAGTTCTGAAGAGCGTAAAGAAATGGAAGAAGAAGCAGAAGAACTATTAAACGAAGCCACACTTATTGAAGAGGAAACTGAAGAAGAGGGTAAGGAACATGTAAGCGAACATAAGAAAGATGGCGAAGAAGAGATAGAAAATATGAAGGCTAGCATAGAAGCCATAGGTAAGACAGGAAGTATGACACCATCACATATAAAATCTATAAGTAGACCACAGGCAAAGGTAGAAGTAGATGCTAAGACAGCACAAGTATTACAAAAGACATTCACTAAGATGGCAGAACAATTCACTTCAAACATAGATGACTATGGTTCTGAAGTTAATGTTGAGGCATTCATTAACAGGAAAGTTAGACAGTCTAATGATCCATGCATGATTAATGAGAAGCTAAGCAACGGTGCTACTGTTCTTATATCCATAGACGGATCAGGTTCAATGGGAAATAGTGGTCGCATATATGATGCACGTAATTTATGTGCAACATTATACAAAGCGTCAGAAAAAGTAAAGGACATTGAATTAGTAGGAAACGTTTGGTCTTCTGATTATGAGGGCAACGTAGGCATTACAACATTCAAGAGTCTTAAGGAATGTGAGAAGATAGAAGTCAATGACAGTTATTTATTCACACCTACACATGAAGCATTGATTCATAGTGCTAAGCAACTACGTGGTAGAAAAGGCAGGAAGAAACTAATGATCATCATAACAGATGGCGTGCCACAATACTATAAGAATAACATAGACACACCAGCAGGGATTCTCATCAAGATGAATAAGAAAGCATTGAAGAAAGCATTAAGGATATCTCCACGTATAATATGTATAGACATATCAAACCATTGGAAATATGGCGAGGTATTAAAGGACATATTCGGTAGACGATACGTATCATTCACAGGTATGCATGGTGCAAGCAAGTTTGTTATTAAGGAGTTCAGAAAGATTGTCCAAGAGGTTATGCGTTAATGATACTCCCTCTATATAATCTCCTCAATAGCATACTCATATACATACAGGTAAGGCGTAGACCTTTCGGTCTTCGACCTGTACACCATATTTTCCACAACAAACAAGAGCGTTCCTATATATAGGTGTCTAAGATGAGAATGAATTTATTAAATAAAAACACTTACGACAAGGTATATTGTACATGTAAAGTATTCCCTAATCATATGTCGTTATGGACAGGAATCCATATAGGTAATAGTAAATGCGATTGTACAAACCATAAAGGTAAAACGCTTTGGAACTTAAGTATATACTTGTTCGGAAAAGAGATACTATTTCTATACAAGTATGAAGACGAAAACATTCATATTGGTAAGTGTATAAAGGGATAAACATGGTAAAAATAGCACGCGAAGCATTACCACCCAACACTAACGTAGAGAAAGAATGGGTTGAGATAGAACTAGGTTCTGGTAATAACAAACATACCTACCTTACCAAGAAAGTAAGATTAGGCGCTGTCTACAATGTATGTGATTGTATTGAGATACATGAACAATTAGAAAGAGGAGAAAGGCTTGATAATATATGTCCTCATTGTAACCACTTACAAGTAGAAGAAGACAAAAACTTAGAGGTAAAGGAAAGGAAGAAATTGGTTAATGCAATACTGAATATGGAAAAGCAGGAGCTAATAAGAATATCAAGAACACCAAAAATCGAACTAGAATCAATGTCTAATGAGAAGTTGTTTTCTCACTTCAAATGTTGTAATGAAAGCATGGGTAAATTGACACATGATAAGAAATCATATGAAATACCATGTATAGACTGTGGTAAGTATGTAGCAAAGAGTGAAGTAGAATGTCATGGACACGTAGATATAACACCAGATGAGTTTGGATTCCATACAGGATCACTATGTAATCAATGTTATGAAAAAGAGTTGAAACAATTTGACTACTAAACATAGAAAACGACATGTAATACCTGAAGCGTATTGCACCGAATGTTATCCACTTGAATGTACTGAGGAAATAAGTGAGGTATTAGGAGAGAATGATTGGAGGAAGTGTCCATACTGTGGTAGCGAGAAACATTTTGTTAATCATTGTCCAAATATGAGGAAAGAGAAATGAATCATCAACAATATGTAAAGGCTTTGGAATGGAACGGCAACAAAAAACTCAAATATACTAATGAGTTCAAACAGATTATATCCAACAGTTCATCAGTAGATATTGATATTGGTGGAACATATTCATGTAGTGAAATATTCAAACTTGATATAGAAATGCTCAAACAAATTGGATATTTTGATAACCCAATAGAGAAGTTTGATAGTGAGGACTTGAATTTAATAAGACATTTCCTATGGAATGATAGAAAATTTGAAAGATTGGAGGAAGCATGAAATGAAAATTAGACATGACAAAAGTTCAAGCTCTAATAGAATGGAGTTCGAGGCATGCAAAAAGACATCACTTGTGAGTAAGGAACGGTTATCACGACCTACCTTAAAGCAAGCAGGTGTCAAGCCGATGACAACTCCAACAAACATGATAAAGCATGGGAGTATATTCTATAAAAACCATGATTGATATGAAGTATTGGAAATGCAACCTATGTAATATAGAGTTGCCTAATGATGAACAGGCAGATATTCGTAAGGAAAGACACAGGAAATTTCACATTGATGAATCAGTTGGAACAACTAAGCGTCAAAGAAATTGGACATTTGGTAAGGTAAATTATGTCCTTACTTAGATGGGCGCTCTTTGGTTTCTTTACTTGGCTCATAGTTAGAGGCAGGGAATTAGAACAAGAGGAAAAGAAATGACTAGAATAGATAGAACAACAGATACAAAACGCCTTCTTATTGCTTACAATGATGATACCACTGATGGTTATCAAACCATTGTAGGCTTAGTTACAAAAGAGGGAGGAACTATTATGCTTCCACAAGAATACTGTTACGTAATACTAGATGTTAAAGAGCGAAGCAGTGTATCATGTATGATAGATGGAACTAAAGCAAGAATTGAACGTGAGAGGAAATCGAAATGACTAGAAGAGAATTTTTCACTAGTATACCAAAAGGATTTGAATGTGAAGTCAGATACTATTGTTCTACTTGTCAAGAAGAAGTGTTAGAAGATGATTTTAAGACACATAAATGTGAGGAATCGAAATGAGTCGTGATCCAAGAGAACAAATTAATGAGTTAAGGCGTGAAGTTCAATCATTAAAACGTGAATTTGGTTGGAGCAACAAATGGTTAATAGAACTCTTAATAAAGAAAGATAGAAGCACCACACCAAGAATGAGTAGGTATGAGGTTGAATCGAATTGAGTAGATACTGCACACACTATGTTGATAGTGGTCAAGAAGCATATTACATTGGCAACAAACAAAGAGATAATTCAAGTAGTCATGTTAGTGAACACATGAATGAATGTGGTCAAGAAGTAGAAATGAACGAGCCATATTGTGATGAGCATACAGCCATGTATACTAAAGAGGAACTAGAAGATGGCTGACTATAAAGAAGACCACGACTACGAAGCCGATAAGATGTGCGAAAACGAATGTGGAGAATATGCTACTGAAGATTCAGGGCTGTGTGAAGAATGTGATTTGGCTACATATGATTGTAAAGAATGCAAAGACACAGGAATCATATCAGTTATTCATGGCGAAGATGCAAGTGAATGGATAGAAGAGTATGGTTGTGAATGTCATGATGATCCTAATGAGGGTATAACAAGATGACACGTAGCGAAGCAAATAAGAGAGGTCGTAATCATGAGGCATTCTCAGATGATAACCATAAGAAAACTCTTAAACATATACTCCACCCACGACACATTATTGTTCTAGATGATATTAATAAGTGGATCAATAAGTTAAAACTGAAACGTGTCGGATTAACTGACATACTTACTTGGAATGATAAGATAAAACAAAGTGAGTATATAATACAAAAGATAGAAGAGGTATCTAAAACAGCTATCGTTGATCAAGATTGGAACGAAGAGGAATCGAAAGATATTGTCATAGAAAAACAGGTTTGTGAATATAATAAACGTAAGGCTAGTATGTCAGAATTGGAGTGGGAAAAAGTTGGTAAATTCTACCCCAAATGTGATTGTATATGTCATGATGATCCGAATGAGGGTATAACAAGATGAAACGATTTACAGTAGTAAAACACCATAAAGGATATTGGATTGTCAAAGATGAATTGTATCACTATTTCCCTAATGAAACTTGTGTGTTTAGAGAGAATGGTGTAGATAATATTTTCGACAAACGTTTCAACCCACTACATTGTAAACCAAATGTAAGAGAGTGTGAAGAGGCACACAGTATTGCTGGCGATACTAGTTATGAGAGGGCTGTTGATTACTGCAATAGAATGAACTCTTGTGATGGATTTACTATCGCTGAAATAAAAGATGGCGATGAAATGATAGAGTATGTTAATACAGAAAACTATCCACCTGATGTTTACGAACAGAAAGAATTAGGTGTTGTGCATTTAGTTAATTGGAGAAAACTAAAATGAACATACCAGAAGCAATAAAGATAACAGGTGGACTAACTAACACAAGCAAGATGCCATGCTACTCGTATGGCATTCCTGCTTACACATGTAAAGTCGGTGGGCAATTACGAAGAGAAGTAGAGAACTCTGTTTGTTCTAAGTGTTATGCTCACAGAAGCAGATACATAATAAAGAATGTGAAAGACTCTTATCATAGAAGATATGAACGTGTCCTTGAAGCTCTTAAAGACAACGGTAGTCATTTAGACTATGTTAATTGGGTTGAAGCCATGACATATCTTATAAACAGTTATGGCTCTAAGTATTTCAGATGGTTTGATAGTGGCGATCTTCTTAGTGTAAAACACCTAGAAATGATAATAGATGTGGTTAGGGCAACACCAGATGTTATGCATTGGCTTCCCACATTAGAATATGAAGTAGTGTATAGATATTGGTGTGAGAATGGTAAGTTAGACCAGATACCAAATCTTGTAATAAGAATGTCCACACCTGTTATTGATGGATATCCTGTCACAAACATGGCAGAAAAAATTGGGTGTAAAACTTCTAACGTAAGTGCGAAGAAAAGAGAATCACTTAAAGCCTTTAAGGATTATGTCAAGCAAGCAGAATTTATTACTGAAGCAGTAGAAGATGGTGTTGCTCCTGAAGGTCTAGTAGAGGAAATACTTACAGGTATGAACCTAATAAGAACATTGTCAAAATCTGATAACATATGTCCTGCAAAAATGCAGGATAATTCGTGTATGGAATGTAGGGCGTGTTGGGATAAGACAATACCAAACATAACTTATATCCAACATTAACTCTCTTTTTTTTAAAGCTCCATTACGCATACGCGTATGCGCGCGCAAGTCTGCAACTAGATTTCTTTGTTTTTCTTTATAGGGTGCTTCCTTACAAATGCCTTAACTCTTGCTCTTACCCTGCTAGTTTTTCTATTATGTATTGTTCTTGTTAATGAAAAACAACCACGAACGTTGCAATAATATTGTCCTATATAAGAACCATGATCAATAGTTTTGCCACACGCTATACATTTCCAACTAACAGAACTTGTATATCTAAGCATACGGCATCTTCTACAAAATCTATATTTCCTAGATTTTTTTTGTCTTGATAATTCATACTCAGTTAAGGGAGTCTTGCACCTTATATTTATACAGTAATTATCAACCACTCTTAATTGAACCATTTTTTTTCTCCTTATTATTTTTAGCAAGTTCCTTTTCTACCTTAGCAGTTTCCTTTTCTACCCTAATAAAACATTCATTACATAAGTCTAATCTATCTATTTTTTTATTAACATTTTCTGCTAAGCAGATATGACACACCATAAAAAATTATTTTTTTTTCTTTATTTAAATGTTTAGATTATAATGCCATATCAGCCCATTGCATATTAAATATGATTGCTTCTTCCTGCGCCTCATCTAGAGTTTCGTTAAGGCTGGGTTGTACACCACATTTTTCGCCTAAACAATGGTGTATTACCTCATGTGTGATGGTTTTATAGACATCTTCTATGGTTTCATGCATTGATATGAAAATAAGACATCTTTCCGTTTCCTCATAATATACACCCCTATTATCTGCCTGCCCTAGTTTAAAATCGGTTATTAAAGCCATTATAATCAGTTATATTTAATATGTATTAAATTTATTCTTTTTTTATGAGACTAATCCATCAATTCCTTGACTGGTATGAGAGGCATATGGCTAAAAGTCTTATAATAAGCGCAATTATCTTATACGCCCAAATCCCACATACAATAACAGCAGCAGAGTGTTTTTTTGGAGATCATGACCACACAATGATATATGGTAAAAATATAATTCTGGATTTTCTTATATATGGGATAGATTTACTTGAATTAATCCCAATAATCGGCATTACACTTGCTATAGTAGCAAAGGTAAGAAAGAAGGTTTAAATGGGGGTTAATTAACTTGGAAGCATGGTTAAAGAAGAAAAGAAGACGAAAGAGAAAGATTGGCAGCAAGAGTATAAGAAATTAGCCGAGTTTCATAACGCAAACATCGCAAAAATCGAAGATGCATTATTTAACTTGCAGGCTTTATGCAAGAATGTGAGGGTAAGATGACTGACGAAGAAAAGGCAGTTTATGAGATAGGATTAGAAATAAATGATTCTACGACATCACATAACAATAATCATGCAATTCACTTAAAGTCTAAGACAGAAAACGTTGAAAAGTTACTAGAAATGGCAGAAACATTCCTAAAAAAGCATAAATGTGAAACTGAAGACAGAAAACACTTATAGTAGAAGAGAAAACTAAGCACATGGCTAAAGATGAATATCCAAACCAACCACGTTGGGATGTTGTAGAAAAACTACATGATAAGATAGATGAAGACATAACTAAGGCTTTTCATGATGACAAACTAAGTATAATCGAGGTTGATTTTGCACTTCTTATGATACATGAGAAGATAAATCAACAAAAGATGGAATTATATAATATGTATTTCCAACAGAAAGAAGAGCCAGAAAAGGAACAAACAAAAGACGCACCTGATAACCTGTATAAATAATGGTTATCGCTGACTTGGGCGAATACGTAGATACATCAGAACCTTGTAGATTATGTAGAAAGGAATCAATCTCAATTTCAGGTCATAAAAAATATTGTATAATTTGTTATAAGGAATTATTAGCCAACGCTATACTAAAGTAATAGCCTCTTTAAGTTCTGCTATAGATTTTTCGTTTTTTCTCTCCTTAAACAGTTCAGGACAGTCATAATCCCACACATCAACAACCGTATGACCATTCCACTCCAATGTTTTCTTCTGTACTAGGTCTCTCTCTGCTGTATGCATGCCTCTATGATGTGCATCCTGTATTCTGAATACCATTATCTTTTGGTCAGTTTTTACCACTATATCAAGTGTTTCTTTCTCCTGTCTTTCTGTAAGAGTTCCCTGCCACTCCTCATTAAGTAAATTCCTAAAAGGAACTTGGATTGTGTATTCTGCACTTACACCATACATATCTTTTAGTATTGATAACGCTGTTTCTTCCCCTTTTCCTATAAATTGACCTTTCTCATTTACTTTCGTATTTCCTCACCAAAATATCCCATTTCTTTTTCTGTCCTCTTACGTTTATCACCAAAACCTTGAAATCTTTCTTATTACACAAAAAGTCCTTTATTGGTTGAGCTTTAGCCCACGCATTTGTCTTTATTTGTATGAAAATAGCCTCTCCGTCTTCATTAAAGCATATACCATCAAATAAGTTCCACAGGTCTAATGCCCTATACCATTCTCCTACAGAATAGATTAAATCGAGTCTTTTTCCATGTGCCTTTAGCCAGATATCATCATAACCATTTTCAAGAAGCCATAATACAGCTTTCCTGTTGGATGCCCTCATCCGTTGTCTTGGGTTCATATGTCATCATTTTTCTGGACTGTCAATACCCTTTGCATTTAAAATAAACTCTGCATCTTGTTGTGGGTGTTCTGGACTATCTACCATCCTTGCTATTCTTTTTTTACCTGATTTCTTAAAGTATATTCTGTATGTTGACGCATGACCCACAATATTACCACCTATTGGTTTTATTGGATCACCAAACATTACTGCTGGATCGGATTGAACTTGATTCGTAAATAGGACTGTACAATAAAAATAAAATGAAATATTCTTCAAATGAGTCATTAATCGTGCTATCTGATTTTGCCTTTCAGCCAAAGTTCCTCTACCAAGATATTCCTCCCTAAATTGACCTATAGCACCATCAAAGATAACCAGTCTTGGTTTCTTTTCCTGTAAAATCTTTGAAAGGCTGTTGACAGTACCCATTAGTTGTTCTGTGTTAGGACAGTAATAATATGTTATTCTTTCCAAATATTCTTTGGCTTCTTCCTTATCTTCGACATATCCCTTAGCCATCATTATCTCCACTATTCTTTTAGGTCGAAATGTATCTTCACAATCAATCCAAACTACATTTTTTTCAGCACGAATTGCCTCAACTGTTAATGAATTACTAAATTGGGTTTTACCAGAGCCAAAAGCACCATATACTTCATAAGTACACTCAGGTTTAACACCACCTCCTAATAGGTTGTCTATTTCCTCACACTTTGTACTTAATAATGGGTAGTTCTCTTGATATTCCATAAGTTCTACTGTGTTCATGTCTGTAGACCTAATCAGTTTATTATCTTCAAGTATTTTTTGACATTGAAATACCCATTGATCGGATTTTGATTTGGTAACACCTGTTATCTCTGACACTTCTTTTGATCCTCTTATACATATATCAAATATTGATGTTACACCAAACGATTCTAATTTTTTCTGTGTTACAGTACCAACACCGTCTAACTGTTGTATTGAATAATCTACGTCTGGCTCTGTTTGTATTTGCACTATTTCCTTAGAGTCTTCTTCCATATTAATCTTCCTAACCTTAGAATCCTCCTGACTTACTGTATGTGTTATCTGCGTTAAGTTTTATAATGCATTGTTGCTCCCAAGCATAGAATATTTTTGTAGCCTGTTCTTCATCGAACCCTGTTTCCATACTCAATAGTTTTACAAAATCAATATGTTTAACCTTGCCTTCCTTAGAAGCTTCATGCCATACTCTGTTAGCCACTTGTTCTTTTGTTTCTTTTTTAGTAAGACCAACAAGTGTTGATTGGCTTTGAGGTGAATTACCAGTTAAATCAAATCCGAAAGATTGATACTCTTTTCTTATCAAGTCCTCAACACATTCCACATCTTCAGGTAATACTTTATCCCTAAAGCATAGTTTTGCATGTGCTGTTGATGCTCTTATTATTGATTCTAATTGTCTAGTACCTACAGCAACACTGTTTTTCTGAGCAGATACTTCTCTCATACTTTTGTAAATATCAAGTATTTTGTTCTGCGTATCAACTGTTATCTGTGGGTTTAGTTTTCTTATATGATTAAGATATCCTTTTAGACTTTGCTCATCAAGATATTTTTTATTATTTATATTTCCATTAAGATATGTATTAAGAATATGTTTAGCCTTTTCAGAGTCCTCTGTTTCATTAATGATGTCCTTGATAAGCCATATGAAATCGAATCTTGATAATAATGATGGTGGTAAATCTATATTTGTTACTAGTGTTTCCTCCTCATCATACTTACCAAACTTTGGGTTTGCTGCAGCCAGACAACTTGTTCTTGCAGGGAAGGTTGCTTTAAATCCTGCCTTAGCTATACTACATGTACCTTGTTCTAAAGGTTCATGTATAGCGCTTCTATTATAAGAATCCATTTTCTCAAACTCGTCTACACATATTATACCACCGTCACATATTACAAATCCACCTGCTGATAATTCAAATTCTCCATCTCTCTTTGCTAGTCCTAGTGTGAGTCCTACGCCTGAAGAACCTTTACCAGATGTATACATTGAACGATGTGAGTATGTATTTTGTGATTTTAATATCTCTGACTTTGCCATACTTGGATCACCTACTAATAGAATGTTTATATTTGGTCTTTTAACTCCTTCACTACCACCAGCTAACTGTAATAAACATGCAAGTTTTACATCATTCATACCATAAATATGTGGTGCATAACTACCTATGATCTTGTCTATAAAACCATCATTAATAGAATCTTTTTTTATTTTTTCCAAGTCGGTTTTTGACATTACAACATTATCTGATATGTCTAGGTTATCTGCATTTGTAATTTCAATTAATATCTCATTCTCATCTTTTTTCAAATCAAGTTCTGACCTATAAATTCCTGTTATTCTTTTCCTTTGACCTATGAATACTTCTCCTATCAGATTACCGTCTATTTTTCCTCTTAAAATTATTGGTGTTTGGTTTCTTGCAGAAGCTAATGGTTCTTGTAATGTTATAGCCTGAACATTATCTGTCTTAATACTATCCCTGATTACTTCTAACTTTATTTTCTTACATTGTGGATTTGAACAAACCTTTACTGGTAGTTTCTTATCCATGTCTGACTTTACTGATATCTCCATAAAACATCTAGGACATTCCAGACTACATTCTTTTATGTATGACATTACCTTAGCCATACCTATAATCTCACAATCAAATGTGACCACACAATTCTCATGTTGCCTAGCATTTAATTCATGCATTGGTGTAGACTCATCTATAGTCAGCCTTATTTTTAAATCAGTGAATGTTGATTCTATATCTATATCTGGATGTCTTTGTTTTAATATTTCATAAATTGATTCTCTTAATACACCCATAAATCTATCCTTGTTTTCTAATATTAATTCTGCAAATGGTTCTTCCATACCGTTTAAAACAAACACACCACTAGGTCTTAATGCATCAATTATTTTTGTCCACCTTCTAGATGTTAAAGCATTAACTACCTCATCCTTATATGCAGATTCTGTCATAGTTTTCATAGTAATTCGTTAACTCTTCTTCTTATTATGTTACCTATCTGCAAGTGTCTATTCTGTATTTTCTTTAAGTCTGCAGTGGTACTTTTTTCAATATATTTTTTCCAACTTTCAACATCAGAAAAGAAAGTGGGTGATGAATCCATAAAATTTGTCAGGTTTAGAATCTCACTCTTATGATTTTCTACATATTCCTTGGCTGCAATAGCAAGCATTGCGCTAAATGATATATTGTTTGGTCTCACTTTATCCAATTCTTGAAGTATTGGTTTGGCTTCACTACTCACAGATATCGTTTTTGTATAAGAAGAAATATTCATAAAGAGTAATAATACTCGTCAAATATAAACGTATTCTTAACTAAGTTAGTTAAAGTAAGTTAGTTAAGCTGATTTTCCTGAATAATCCTTATTGGTATTTCTTCTGGATCAAGATGAACATCCACACCTAAATCTTTCATCTGTTTAGATATCTTTATTGCCTTCTCTGCCTGAAATAATGCCCTTAAAGTTTCTCCTTTTTTGTTTTTCCACATAAGATAAACGAACATAGAGGTGTTTAGAACACACCCTAATTTATAGTTGGCGAAATATAAAACGATTTATAAAATATAATATATTGGTGTTCTCATACACCTACATGACTTCTCTTTTAATATACCCTGTTGCTTTAATTTCTGTGTCTCTTCTCTTACTCGTCTAACTTTAACACCAGTCAACTCTGCTATCTCCCAATTTGAAAGACCATTTTTTTTATGTGACTGTAATGCTTCTAATACAAGATCAGCGTTATATTTTACAGGTTTTATATCAGGTCTACTCAGAACTTCCTCTTCAGATTCAGCCTTTAATAACTTACCTGCTCCTCTAATCATGCCCAAATATATCTCCATTGTAAGGATCAAATGTAATGGTGATAGTTCCTACTCTCTTTGCTTCTCTTGGATTTATCTCAACATAAGAGTCAACACCTTTTTCATATCCTCTTAGGAACGTACCAGTGTTTCCAAGTAATACTTTCTTCTCAACAGGTAGGTTTGTCTTTCTGTCATAACTCATTCTGACTACAGGTCTTACCCAAGTATCATGGTTATGACCCATTAATGCTACATCACAATCAAAGTCTCCTGCTAACTGTTTCATTCTGTTTACTGCTCCACCTGCTTGACTTCCTGCATATCCACCATGCATGACAAGTAAGAGATAGTTTCTAATTTCCTTTTTCTTATGTGTAAATGTGAGGCTAATATATGCAAGTCTTCCTAAATATGGTAATCCTAATGGCTTGCAAAAATCAGTGATAAATCTCTTCTGATTAATGGTTTTCCATTCGTGATTGCCTGCAAGTAAACCACCCAATGTTTTTTCCTTTATCGGTGTCCAAGTATCAATAAATTTATCTGTTTGTTCTTCCGTTGTAAGCATCCTCCTATCTACTGTCTCAGGATTCCACCTCTTATCAACTCCACCATTTGCATAAGCCATAACATTATCTATGTAATCTCCCATGCCTATTGTGTATGTGTTAGGTGTCTTTGCAATATGTTTAACTGATGCCATATATTTTTCTACGTCACAACCAAGATTTCCTAAATGGATATCTCCTAATGGTCTGACATGAACTTTGTCGTCAGGTTTATCAAGCTCTACTACTTCTCTTCTACAAAACATATCTAGTCGCCACCTTTATTCAATATAAGTGTTTGTTTAGATTTCTCTTCTTCTTCTGTTATAGTTTTTTCTTTTTGTTTTCTCCTATATGCATTGTATTTTGCTCTATGTTCTGGCGAATCACTCAAGTGATGGACACATGGGTTTGCCAAGTTATAAGTTGTATTACACTCTTCACAAAATGGGTTAATTTTTTTCATTGATTCTCTCACTTTCCTACTATAATCTGGTGAATTATAATTGACCTTATCCTTTACTTTCCATTTACCATTATTTAGTTTTTCCCATTCGATCATTTTATAACCCATTCATAATTACAATCATCACACCAAAAAATCTTCTTAACATATTTACCCTCAACCTCAACTATAAGATCAGTTTTACATTTAGGGCAGCGCCTAACCATAAATGTATATTATTTTAGACATTAATAAATGTTTTTAAAATAAAAAAAAAGATTAAGATTGCTGTGGTTTTGCTGGGAACATACTTAGTGCTAACATAGTTCTGTTAGAACCCTCTGCAGGTTTTGAAATTACCCAAGCATCTAGCCCATCACTAGCATCTTTTTTGATACATTGTTTTACTAAGTCGAGCCAATGATCAGATTTTGCCTGACCGACTATTGCCTTAGCAAAAGAATGCCTTACTCCTTTTGTGGTTTTTATCTCTGCAACATCACTATCAACAGAATCAACGTGTTTAACGCTGAAACTCTGAATGACAATTTTATCCCCTTCTGCTAGAGGAGTGCTGTTGAAAGAACCCTCAATGTTTAGAACTTCTGAAACATTCATGTAATTATTATACAATATCTTCAATATAAACCTATGTTTTTAAAAAAAATTAGAGAGAACGACTTGGATATGTTGAATGAGAAATCTCATTATCAGGTATGCTGTTATTTTTAGTAAACTCTTCTAACATTCTTTTGAAAAGTGTAGCATCTGACTCATATCTTTTGCCTGTTCTTGTTTGTTTTTCATATTTAGCATATCTTCTAAACTCTTCTTTGTCTTCCCAAGTTATACTAATTGTTGTGTGCGAATTTCCTTCCTTGCGCCTAGCCATAAGTTCTATTATAATAGGTGTTATATAAATCTACTTATTACATTTGAATGAGCAGACATCTATATCTCCAACAGTATACCAATGAGTTCTAACAGTATGAGGTTTGTGTCCTCCGAACCCATCCTTACCATATATTTTTTCTGCTAGTAATATGTCAGCATATGTTGGTGTTAGTTCAATCTCATTGAATGGATCAACTGCATAATACATTATTGATCTATCCCAAGGATTTCCTAATGGAGCGTCAGTTATACTGTAATGTCCTAAGCCCAAACCATGACCAAACTCATGAGTTATTATATTTTGTATTGCGATTAATGGATATTCTTCTCTTTCAAGTGTTACTTTTATCGGTTCTGCCTTTGTTATATTCTGTCCAATTATTATATTCGGTAGTATTATTTTTACGTCATTATTATACCCATTTAGGAATGAAGTTATGTGAACATATTTATGCCAAGAGTTTGAAAAGTTTATTGATGCATATCCTAGACTGCTACTATCCTCATTCCATTCCTCAAACGATATTAGTATCTGACATACAGGATAGTTTGTTGCTGGCTGTCCGTCATGATATTCAAAAGGTATTACAAATGAAAGTAAATACCAATTACCATTTGGAGAGTGTTTGTTTAAGGCAGACTCCCAATTATCTACTGCGTTTTCTGCTGTGTTTACTACGCCTGTAACATTACTTGTGTGTGCAGGATTTGGTTCAAATATACATACAACAGGGGAATTATCATGTTTTATTCCCAAAGTCTTATACATATCTGCAGATGCAAATAGTATGAAACTACTCCATACTAAACATACTATACATACTCCGATTACTAAAAGCCTAATATTCATATTTTTCTTTATCTCCCATGCATATAAAGATAGATTTATATAAGAGGTAATTTATATGATTAGAATGGGCGCAATAATCAAAGCAAAATTTAGTGGCTCTTGTAAAATTTGTGGAGCTACGTGGGAAGTAGGAGATAACATTAGTTATCAGAAACAACCTAGAGCTATATGTGCTGATCCATCTTGTTTTGCACAACAGGGTGGTAATTTAACATCTCAAAAAACATTCGGTTCAGGCAGTCCTTCAAGACCAGAGGTTGTCTTATTCAAAGTTCCTGAAGTTGATGTAGCAGACAGTGTTAAGCAAACAGCAGATGTATTATTACAATACATTGTGGTGGCACACCATATGACAAAAGACCTATACCCTGAACTTGATATTAGTTCAAACACATTTGGACAAATAAGATCAAAGTTCACCGATCAGTTATTGTGGGTAACAGATCAGCAAAGACAGAACTAAACACTTATATGTGTTATACCACATTCTATTTTTATGAAAACACCAACAACAGTATTGGCAGTTCTTCTAGGATTGGTAGTCCTAACAGGCACTACTGCATTCGCAGAAGAACAAACAGTCGAAGTCGGTCTAAATGGTTTCAGTCAGACTGAGTTGTTTATTGATATAAACGACTCTGTTATATTTGAAAACACAGACCTTCGAGACTATGGCAGTGTTCAGGAATTAGAAGGACATTGTATAAGCGATCCGTTCGCAGTACCATACACTGAGGAAAGTTGTTATCTGACAGATAACTATACTCCAACATGGACAGTTCAGTTCAACGCATGTGGAGAATACACATTCTATGACAGGTCTTATGAGACAACCCCATTAGTTATCACAATTTGTGGTGAACAGAGTGGCTCAGAAGAAACACCTACGTATGACTTGGTAGACTTACAGGAAGAACTCATGAGTGTAACTGCAGAGTATACTGCAACACTTGAGACTATAGCACTACTGCAAACTGAGGTTTCCTCATTGACACAGCAAGTTGCTATATTAGAGGCACAAGAATTTGACACCACATCATATGACAATCAGATATCATCTCTCGAATCACAGGTTTCTACATTAACATCTGAAAAGGCAGAAGTTGAAGCAGATCGTGATTCATGGAAGGCATTATCAGACAACTGGTATGCTGTAGCAATGGAACAACTACGAATAATGGTTGACGTATTGGGCTTATAACCCTATTTTTTTATTTTTTTTGTATAAATCTTACGACAAAAGTCAGAACAATATATCTTCTGCCTACCTTTATATCTAAACGGTAGAGCTGAGCCACACTCTATACATTTTTTAGGCTCTTCCTTCCTCATAAATTAACTATATATAGGTGGTATTTAAGGCTTGTTAGTTACAGTCTATCTTCATCTTATAACACCACTCGTAGTAGGCGTTATTATTATCTGTCTTTGTTGATGATGTTGGAAATAGTATCTTTCTTTCATCACCAGAAACATCTAAATCAATATTACCTGATGCTACTGCTGCTAATCCACATAGACAAACTACTATTGCTATTGTTACACAAATACCAAATTTTTCATAGTTCATTGTTTTTTCTTAAACTCCTTGTATACTTCGTCTAGGCTCTTTATCGTATCATCGTCTTTATCTCCTTCGTAAAGTTGATTATTGTTTGTATTGCCTGTTCTTGAATGATCCTGTGATTCTACATTCTTTGTTTGTCCTCTCTCATATGTATTACCCCATCCTTTATATGTGTACTTGAATGTAATGGGTGATAAAAATGCCTTTAATAATACCATTTTCTTTTTTTGCCATTCTTTTGCTTCCTTTTCTTGTTGCATTTGTGGTGATGTATAATGTAATGCAAAGTCTTTTTCCCATTGATTTCTTGATAGGTCGGCTCTTCGTTTGCTTTCTGCCTGTTCCTTTTCATCTTTTGGATTCTTTATCTGTGGAACTCTCCACCTTTTATCACCAAAAGTTTCTCTTGTTGGTACTTTATTACCTGCGTGTTCTCCTCTATCATCAAATATTGTTCCGAATGTTGACTGCTGTAACTTTTTCATAACAGCGTCTAGGTCTGCTTTTAGACTTCTCACACCCTCTCTTATTTTTTTATCTTGTTCTGCATGTTCTTGTGCTGTGTTTGGTTTATGTCCACCCTTTCTCCATTTTACATTTCTAGGGTCTGTTGAATATCTATTACTTATTACCTCTCCTGTCTTCTTATCCTGCTCTCTCAAATGTGAATGTGGTGCTAATGGTTCTTGGGTTTCAATTCCAAGAATTCTATCTTTTCCATGAATACCTTGTTGTGATACTGCTTCGTTGGGAACACCTTTGACTCCTTTCCAGTCTCCTGCAATTTGTCCTTGATGTTTCCCCTCATGTCTGTCTGCTGTTCTTGTATAGGATGTAGCATCACGCGATCTATCTGTACCCTTTCTTGGTTTTATTTTTTTATATCCTGTCACTGGTTTTTCATAACCTGTTCCTCTGATATATTTTCCTTTCTCATCCACTCTATGTGGGTTTTTTAATGGTTCTACCTTTGGTGATTCTTTTGGTGGTAATTTCTTTCCTTCTGCATCAAACTTTCTACCAGCAAAAATCCTACTATCGCGAGTTCCTCGTAATTTAGGATCAGGATTTTTCTTTGTTGGTTTTTTACCTAATTGATATGATAAAGAAGAATCTCCTAATCCAGTAGTTCTACTAGGAAGATCAGGTTTACTAGGTTTATCTGGTTTTTCTAATTTTGTCTGGTCTTTTTTACCACCAGTTCGTTTTTTCTCACCTTGAATAAACTCGTCTAATCCATCCTTGTTTCTAAATTTTGAATATGAGTTCATTATGTTAACATTTATTGCACGAACTAAATCGTCAAAGTCTGATTTTCTCAATCTAGCATCATCTAGAGTGGGTTTATTACCACTATCAGTTATTCTTGCACTCAATGCTTGACCCTCTTTGGATTGTTTATTTCCTCTATATTCTTTTCCACCATGTGTTTCAAGCACTCCCTCTGGTACTTCCATTGTTTGCAATCCTGTTTTTGGGTTTGTTTCAATACTGTGGATTGGTTTAGCTTTACCTCCTGAATCAAACGACCTATTTCCAGAAACTGGTAAGTCTCCTATTGCTTTTTCTGCAAGCTCTCTTGCAAGTTTTTTAATATTCATCTTTTTGCTCCCACCGTTGTGTTTTTTTATTCCAAACAGTGTTAGCCTTTACGGAATATGTCAATCCGAACGTATTATAATTTCCTGTTGGAACACCTACTTTCTTTGTATCTTTGGATTCCTTTGGTTCTTTAATGTCATCTTCTTTTTCTTTGGTCTCGTCATCATTGTTATCTTTTGCATCTCTCCTTGGCAGTGAGCCTACTTCTTCCACAGATATGTGTGGTCTTTCTTCATAACCTGTTGATTCCGAAACGTCTAAGTTTGTACTTGTACTTGGTGCTATGTCTGATGTGTTACCTACGTTACCATAAGTTCCTTCCTCTACATCTGATTTTTTAGGTTCTCTTGTCGTGTGGTCTTTCCAATATTTCATCCAGTCTTTTCCACTCTCTTCTCCACCTCTTGGTGCTGATTGTGAGTCTGGTCTACCTCTGCTTGCATATCTCTCTCCCTTGTTTTTCTCTTCTGCATCGCCTTGATATGTTGGTTTTAATTTTCTAAAGTCTTCTGATTTTAATTCGTTAACATTTGGTTCTTTTTCATTTTGCTGTGCAAGTCTTCCTTTCGCTCCTGTTCCTAAAAGTTTACCAGTGTGTGCGCTGAAGTATTTTGTGTTTTCATCTGCTTTAGCATCTAATGCTGGTGGTGCTGGTGGTGTAAATACTGGGTTTTCATCTTGTATCTTAGAACCAGTTCCTCCAATTCTTCTTACGTCTTTAGTTAATAATTCCTTTATCTCTACTGGTAGTTCATTCCAACTCTTTCCTATAAATCTTGGTGATGGTGCATGTATTTTATGTAATACCTCATATCTTTCTATTGAATCCATCTTATCCCACTCTTTGTTTATTATTATATCCTTTACGAAGAACGTATCATTTATATGAATATTATGAAATTGTCCATCTTCCTTAAAAATCTGAAGATATTCATTACCCATCTTAACAACAATTCCTCTGTCTTCTACTCCATTTACAAAGAAATGTATGTCATCTCCTACCTTCGTCTTTGTGATTTTATTTCTGTCAACCATCCTATGTTTACCACTTGCCGTTTGACCTATATAAGTTTCTTTATCATTAACTACTGTATTAGGAATAACGTTTGCCAAGTCTAAATCACCTGATCCATAACCATCTTTAGTTCGAAAAGAATAAAAAGATTGAGTGTTCTTGCCTATATCTACTGCTTGACCATCTACTTTTGGTGTTTTTTGATTTGGATTACCTCCTCCTACCTTTACTCCTATATTACCGATATCATCTATCATATATCCTTGTTCTGCTGGCTTCTGTTTACTGCCTTTGAATGGATTTACATTGCTTAAATATCCCTTCACGCCTTTTCTCTCTCTCGGCTTAAGATTAGGAGATTCACCACCCTTTGGTGTCTCTGGTTTTGGCTTGTCAAATAGATTACTTTGTAGTTGATTTACTGTTCTAGGCTTTGGTGTTATTATATCACTAGCATCTGGTTGTGATCTAGTATCAGTTGGTGCTGCTTTACTTTTGGGTTCTTTAACTGTATGGAATTTTGGATTTGGATTAATTTTATGTGATGGTGGTGTTATATTTTCCCTCTCTTTTGGGTTGACCCAGTTTCCTTCAGAGTCAAATGTGCCTAAATTTCTTATATCTTTTTTAGGAACTGCTCCTACTCTTCTTCGTTGCAAGTCTAATTTTGTATCTTCTTTCCTTGATCTTATATCTCTGGCTGGTTTTCCTGCATCCATTATATGCGCCCTTCTTCTTTTTGGCTGGTGTTGAGTCCTAGTTGGATCAGCACTTTCAATTTTATTCATAAATCTAGTATTAGTTAACATTGATTTTTGTCTTTCTGAGTCCATCCAAGCATGAAACTTGTCAGGGTTTTCATCATGTTGTTTATTATTTGATTTACCGTTACAATATGGACAGTTTGTATGATGTGATTTTGTGGTTTCCTCTTCTTCTTCTCCACCACCTGAAGCCAGACTAGTAGCTATGTTAGCTATCATTGGTATTGCTGGTAATATCTTTTCAACAGCTCTTCCTTTTGCTGCCTGTCTTGCATCTGCGTTATGTGTAAGACCTTTTTCTGCTGGTGGTGATTCATCATCTACATTCATTAGGTGTACCTGACTTATCTTGTTTAATTCTGCCTTCCATTTTTCTGCAACTTCTGGATCATATGCAGTATGTTCAAAATGCTGTCTAACTGATTTCGGTTGGTTTCCAAAGAATTTTCCTGCGCTGGTGTTTGGATCGTTAAGTTTTGTACCTACCTTTTGTTGTGGAATATCTCCATAATAAGTCGCTGCTGCTTCCTCGTCATCTACCTGTTGTATCTTTCTTTCTTCTGGTTCTTCGATTTTTCCCTTTTTCTTTTTTCCACCTATAAATGTCTCACTTTTATATCCCTTATCTTCATCAGGATATCTAGGTGAATCTGGTGCTTGAGCGAAATTAACTGTGGTATCATTACCGTATGGTGTGTCTTTCTTTTTCCAATGTTTAAGGAATATGTTAGGTTTTTTTATCTCATCCTTTATCGGTTTAACATCATCTTCTAAATCCAACGGTTCTGATTCTGCTGCTTTTGTCATTTATATACCTTATTTATAATAATATTTAAAGATTAAAAGCCCATAGCCTTTTTCAATCCCTTGCCGACATCCAATACAAACCAGCCATCTCCTGCATAAACCGACTTACAAGCCAATACTAGGCTGTCTGGATAGTCGTCATGTTCATCAGACTTTATTTTCATTATGCCTGTTTCCGTATATTCCCTTCGTAAATACGAGAGCTGATAGACCATTTTGTTTATTTGTTTAAGTTTTATCTTGTGATTTTCAAATAACAGTCTGAGATTTTTATACATTTCTGCCTTCTCCTGAAGTGTAAATATGACTCCTCTTACTGGTGAACCCTGCTCTCTTGACAGGTCTACCAGACCACCACCTAATCCTGTTTCGTCTATATAAATGGTTTCCAAATTATATCTTCGTACAAATTCCTTTATCCTACCAGCAACATCAACAACATTAGACTGAGATTCTGATTCTACCTCCTCAAGATAAACTACATCCTCGTCATCTACTCCTACTATGGTGTATACTGTCTCATCTCTTCCTGTTCGTGCCACATCAACTCCCATATAATACCTCATTCTTCCCTTTGGTCTTTTATCACTCATTGCTTCCATGATAAGACTGTTGGGTATTAATGCATCACCAATATCTAGGAATTCTCCCTCGACTTCCTGCACATATTCTTCTTTTGTAAGCCTTTTAATTTCCTCTATAAACGCAGGGTCTTCCTGAACTAGTGGGTTTTCCGTAGACTTTACATGAAACTCTGTCCACATGCCATCAGGGTTTAATGGCTTTGCATTCTGGCATGCCTCATAGAAATAACCTGCCTTGCTGAATGGTGTAGATGTTAGCCATATTCTAGCCTTTGTTGCCAGACCAGAAGGTAGAAAAGCCCTAAGTATATCTGTTTTAATAAAGGAACATTCGTCTGCTATTATACAGTGTGGTGAATAACCTCTTAAACTTACACCAGTTTCACCTGTAGCCCTGACTATTAATTTTGATACTCCTGTGTTATCCAAAAATCTAACCCATAATTCTGTCTGTGTGTTTCTAACAACAAATCCATTAAGAAACTCATTGTCTGTTATCAGGTCTCTTATCCTGTTAAACATGATTGTAGCCTGATTTTGTGTAGGTGCTGCTATTACTATGACACATTCATTCTTAACTGATGTAAGCATTAATGGTGCAAAGAATGCAAAATGACATGCCTTTACTGCTGTAGACATTGTTTTACCTACCTGTCTTCCACTCCTGTATACTATGAATCTATCCTGACAATCAACATATTTTTTATTATATGGAAACAGCTTATGATCTAAGAATATCTCACTAAATTTACTAGGACTGTTTGCACAATCAGCAACTGTTTGTAGGAAGTTTTCCCTCTCTTCTAACACTTGTTTGTTTGGTCTAGCCATGACATTTACACTTACATTCCATCATTTCTGCGATAATCTCATCAGTACAATGTCCACATTGAAAACAACAATATCCTCTAGTCATGACAATCACATTTACATCCAACTGCTTTTGCCACCTCGCTTGATATACCCCAATAACATCCACAATCTACACAGTGTCCTCCATCATAGTTAGTTTGTTTAGCCACTACCTATCACCATATGTCTAGATTTTATATGTAAAATTACCTCATCAACACAGCAAAATTCCTTACCACAATGTATACAATGTCTTACATCTTCATATGGTTTTGTCAATCCCATCTACCCATTCCTAATCTCTTCCTGTTCCTGTACCAAATTCCACCAAACCATCCTATTGTAAGACCACCTATAAGGTAGCATCCACATAAGAACCAAAGGTATAATCCGTCTTCCATCATTCAGACCTCTGTGCCTTTATCTGTTTAAATATACTTTCTATATCTCCCTTCTTATTCAGTTTAGTTTCTTCAGTCATAACTATCTTACTATTTAAATCACTTATTGATTTCACTATATTAAGTAATGTGTTTATCTCACTTTTTGTATTTCTGTCAGGTATATTACCATCCATTTTAGCCTCTGTTAAAGCCATTAATACATTCTCAAGTGATAATTTAGCTAATAAGTCTAGCATTGATTTTATATCTTCAGGGTTTCTAGTGTCCATCTCATTTATGAATTTCAGGAAGTCTTCTCTTATAGCGCATACTGCGTCTTCTTCATATTTTGGACATTTTCCATTTCCACCTGCCTCTATTGATCTATATACACATTGATTACAGTATGCAGGAAGGTTGGCTGTTTTAAAATGCTTTGCAGAGTTGTAAGGTGATACTACCTTACGCTTATCCATAACTACTTCACTCTTAGTACCAACAGGTTTAATTTTAAACAATTCATCTGCCATATTTGTTTCTGTAATTGTTAGTTATTAAAGTTTTCTTCGTAAATACCCAAGCTTTTGCACATTGGCATGAAAAGTAATGCTATAGGAGCTTTTAATAAGGAATAATATTCGTCTTCGAGAACTCCATTCTTTGTTATACCTATCTTCTCTAAATTCTCTTTATATACTTCTAAGATATGGTTGAGCATAGGTTTCATTGTCTTTCCCTTGTTCCCAAAGAACATGGAGTATGTAGAGTTGGCGTTCCATACCTCTGTTTTCTTTGACATAGCAGCAGATATCCAAGCACTTGTATCTAAACTCTCAAAAAGTTTTGTTTGTGTAACATGCTTTCCCTTTGCAAGACCATGATATTTTATGTTCATAGGAAGTTTTCTTATCTGGTCTTCTGTTTCCAGTTTACCATGAATGTCTCCTATACACACATAGTCATTTGGGTCTGGTCTTAACAAAGCTATATGATTTAAGTAATTTTCCTGCAATACAGGCAATGTCCAATCAATATTCTCTTTTAATCTTTCTCTGTTATAGTAATGCATCGTGTCTGCTGTGTTATATCTCACATCAAACTGAGTAGCATAGTCATATAGCTCTAATTTCGTATGTAAGAACTCATAATACTTCTCAGGGATAGAACCTGTGCCTGCTGTGACAAACACTTTATCGAATTTATTCCTAAATTTGACGATATTCGCATATGAATACCTGAATGATAGCATGACGTTCTTAACGCCACATTGTTCTAAAGCTTCTTGATGCGCTCTGTTATTAGCGTTGAAATAAATCTTCATGGTCTTCTATTACCCATCTTAAAGCCTTTATGATTCCTCGCCTCTCATCATCAGAAACATCTATAAACTTACTTCCGACATGATATTCATCAGGATCAGGTTTTTCGTGTAGAAGACACTCTTTCTGGTATAAAACCATATTTCTTATTTCGTCATCGTTAGGCAAATGAATCACTTTCCTCTGTAAAGCATTTTGTTGCATAAGGACACATACCATCACATAGGAAACACTTAGTTCTCTCAGGTAAAACCTTTTTTGTAAGTGAAGCCTTTATTATTCTTCCCTGTTTTATTATTTTTTCTAGGGTTTCATCTATAGGCTTCAGTTTAAACGACATTACTACTGGTTTATCTCTTTTCTCCTTATCTACTCCATTTGATATATAAATAACAGCACCAAATTGTGCGTCAATATCGTAACACTTTTTTAACAAAACGCGATAACAATTTATCTGATCTACATGGCTTTCGCTTGGCTTTGCATTATATCTTGAGAAGTAATCTATAGAACCTGTGGTTTTTTTATCGCAAATAACCCACTCTTGACCTACCTTAACCAAGTCATCAAGAGAACCATATATAATATCTAAGTGTTTTGGATCATCTTCTGGTATTTTTTTTGCTTCATCTAAGGTAACTACCTCATCACGAACATAGTTATATCCTAAGAACATTTCATGATTATCTATATCTGCTACTTGTGAAGCATTGTGAATAGCCTGACCGAAGTATAAACTTCTCATATCCTCTGTTGTCATACCTGTGTGTGGGAGTGTTTTCTTGTATATAACATTCCTCATACATGGTTTTATTACGTCAGATACGTGAATTTTACCAAGTCTAGGTGTTTCCATTGCCTTAACTTGAGCCTTCCTAAAATCAAAATATACTTTATCGCTTACATCCTGCAGTTTTATCATACGTTTAAGTACGATATTCCTAATATAAACCTTATTCTAGTAACTACCTATGTTTTCGCATCCACAAGGAACGTTTGGATTATCATTACTTGGTGCATTACAACCCTTATTTCCTTCATGTTCAGGTTGTGAATGACCACATTCTTCGCATGTTCCAGATGCTACTACTGTTAAATCTGCCATTAATAACTCTCCTCAATGGTGAAATTAAAAGATTTCGTCTGTTCTGACATTACTCCTGCTGAATTTAATAACTCTACTTCACCCTCCCAATTACCAGCGTTTGCTACTACTGTGTCTGTTGCTGATAATGCATATGTCACTTTACCGTTGGCTCTATCTGAGTATGTTATAGCTCCATTAATAACTAATGTTCCATCTGGTTTCCATACCTTCCATACCCCTGTAGAATATGTAACTGTATTTGATAGGCTTTTCGCAGTGCCTTCAGAATCTTGGATTGTAAGCTCTAATGTAGCCCTACTTCCAGATTTTACCCTGTATTCTGTTGCTCTTGGATATAGATTTTGAGACATACTATACTCCTTTTACACCTCTGCCTCTCTTAAATAGTTTTATGTTTTTTACCTTATCAACAAGTTTACCAATCTTGGATTTATCAGTTAGTTTAACATCTTTTGTCTTATCTGATACTTTCACCGTCTTTCCTCTTCCAAATATTCTACCTGTTCTGCTCTGTTTAACCAAACCATATTGTAGGTTCTTGGTGAGGTTCTCTACTATTGAAATTGTTCTGTTAACACTTTTTACCAATCCTGCAATCTTAGTAAATACCTCAGAGTTTTGCATTGCTTCGGTAACAATCATATATATACTAAGCCACCTAACTTGCTGCTCTGTTGTTGTAACCACACTGTTTATTTTCTTAATCCACGCTTTGTAGAGATTCTCTGATATGCTTACTGAATTATTAATCAGTTTAACTATACTTCTTATCTTTGTTCTAAATGACTGAACAGATATTCCTTCCACTACAGTTCTTAATATGGCAAGTCTTCTCAATGTAGACTCTGAAATTGACACTGTTGAGTTTATCATCTTACTCAATCCTCTGAGTTTTACTATAGTTTCCACAAATGACACCGTATTATTTACCATTTTTACCAATAACCTTTGTGGGATTCTAAATGACTGAATTGATATACTCTCTGCTAATGCCCTGAGTATTGTCATTCTTTTTAACAATGATTCTACAGGTGATACCGTTTCGTTTGCCGATCTTATTACAGCCCTTAACCTATGGAATGCATCAGATATTGCAGATGTTTCAGATATACTTCTTATTATTCCTCTGAGTCTCACTCTTACCTCTACAATTCCTACGGTTTCTACTATACTTCTTAATATTTCAAGTAATCTTAGTTTTGTTTCTACTATGCTTACAGTGTTTGATACAGACTTAACCAAAGCAAGTCTTCTTAACAATGATTCGCTTGTAGTAATGGTCTCTATAACCCTCTTTACCCATGATTTGTAGAGATTTTCTGTTGAACTTACTGTTTCTGCTACAAGTTTTCGTATTACCCTTATTCTCTGCCTAAAGCTCTGAATTGATACAGTCTCATTGGCAAGTCTAACTAGTGCCTGTAAATGTATTAATGAATCTGAAGATGTTATAATTTCGTTTGCAAGCTTGACCCACCTCTTAATGAATGCCTCCGATACTGCAATACTACTATTTGCAAACCTTACAAATACTCCTCTTGGAATTAGATTTTCAACAATACTAACTGTGTTAGCCACAAGTTTTCTAATTGATAGTCTTCTTACCTGTGAGTCAACCAATGCCACAGTTTCATTTGCAAACCTTCCTAGAGTTTGTAGTTTATGATATTCCTTTCCTATCTGGAATATGTCATTCTGGAACATGTCTTGGAATGTCTTTCCTGCTTTTAGTATGGTTAGGGTTTCTGCAACTGCCTTTACTCTTCCTCTTATTGTGCTTGCAGCCTCTGTTATAGATACTCCCTCTCCTAGATGTTTAACTATTGCTCTAAGTCTCTGCCTAAATTGTTGGACTGATACTGATTCATCTATTACTCTTCTTAATGTACGTAATCTTAATTCTGATTCTGTGGTTTCTACAGTCTTATTTATCATTCTTACTAATGCCCTTCTGAACAAAGTTCCTTCCTGAACAGACACGTTTTCTGCGAATGTTCTTAATATGGCGAGTCTTCTGAGGAATACCTCTGTAGTTGCTACGGTTTCATCTAACATCTTTACTATTATTCTTAGTCTCTGTCTGAATGATTGTACTGAAACTTCCTCATTAGCCAGCCTAACTAATACCATTCTTCTTAACAAACTCTCTGTGGTGGCTACTGTTTCTGCAACTAATATTGCAATCTTTCTTGCAAATGATTCTGTTGACGTAACAGTCTCGTTTATCATTCTTCTTATTCCTATTACATGTAAAGCCTCTTCTCCTAACTGGAATAGGTCTCCTTGGAATATGTTGTATTGGAATGTTGAAGCCTTTGTTTTTAAGATGTAAACTGTGTTGTTTATTATCTTTAGTAATGATCTTCTTGGTGTCCTGAACGACTGTATTGACACTGTATCTGTCACTAATCTTAATATTGTTTTTAGTCTGTGGAACGCATCTGCTATTGCCTGTGTCTCTATAACTGATCTGATTATTCCTCTTCTTCTTACTCTATTCTCTGCATATGATAATGTTTCATTTAAGAGTTTGATTAATGTTCTTGCCCTTAGTCTAAATGACTGTATTGATACTCCTTCGTTGGCTAGTCTTACTAATGCCTGTAAGTGTATTAATGATTCGGTAGTTGTTACTGTGTTATTTATTCTCTTAACCCATGATTTATAGAGATTTTCTGTGGTACTTACAGTATCTGCTATTAGTTTTAGTATATAACGTGGTCTTATTCTAAACTCCTGTATTGTCACACCTTCTGTTAGCAGTCTCATAAATCCAGAGAAGTGAAGTTCCGTCTGTGGAATGCTTATTGTGTTATTGATTATTCTTGCTATTCCTCTGAACTGGTTTATGGTTTCTGACATACTTACTGTGTTTGAAATAACCTTTAGTAACGGTCTTATTCTTACTCTGAATGATTGTACTGATTCTGTTTCATTCAAGAATTTAAGTAGTGTCATAATTCTTTTCTTGGTTTCTGTTACTGTCTGAGTTTCATTTGCAAGTCTTACTAATGTTTGCAGTTTTACTCTTGTCTCACTTAATGCCAATGTTTCATTGACAGCTCTTAATACTGCTCTTGTCTTTGTCCTGAATTGTTGTACTGAAACACTTTCATTGATAAACCTACCTAGCCCAGTTATCTTGTTTGCTTCTGAACTTAACTGGAATACATTATTCTGATATGTATTCTGTTGGAATGGTTTGCTTAATCTTACAATGCTTTCTGTCTCATTCACTGATTTCTTTCTTCCACGAATATTCTTTATTATTGCAACTGCCTGAGTGAATGCATTGTTCTGGAACACATCATTCTGGAACGCTCCCTTAAATGCTATGACTACTGTCTCACTTACAATTTGGAATATTGTCTTCTTGAAGTTTCTCTGTTCTGCATATGATTCTGTCTCTGCTAGAAGTTTAAGCATGGTTTGCAGTTTTACTGCTACATCTGTTACTGATACCTGCTCATCTAATAACCTGATTAATCCTCTTACGCGTGTTTTACCCTCTTGTGTGGCTAAAGTCTCATCTACCAGTCTTATTACAGCCCTGATTCTCTGTCTGAATTGTTGTATTGATTCACTTTCATTGGCTAATCTTATTAATGCTCTTAGTTTGTTTGTATTTTCTGTTGATGTTAGCGTCTCATTGATTACTTTTAGGAGTGTCTGTATGGTATCAAACACATTGGATTGGTATGTACCTCTTTGGAATGCATTGAGACCCCAAGTGTTGTCTTGGAATGCAGTAGATTGAAATATATTTGATTGAAAAACCTTATCTATTACAGCCATTATGCCTCATCTAATCTACAGAGTGTGTGTATTCTATCTTTAAAATATAACAACAGTTTACCAGCAGGATAACCCAATGCTAGGTCTATTATGAATCCCTGCCACAGCCAGTTGTTGAACTGTTCTCCCTGAACTCCTATCACAAAAATCATCCAAGGTATTATAACTGTAAAGTAAACTACGTTGATTAGAGATGTTATTATTAAAAATTCTGTAAGTCTTTTCACTATCTTGTGAGTCATCAATATCCTCTGTCATGCTATTTCATTCCACGTTGTTGAACCATCCCACATATAGTGTTTTCCTGTGTCAGATTCTTCGAAGATTGAATTTTCAGTTAATGATGGATAACCACCTGTAACAGCTAATCCGTATAAAGGATCACCAGATGGTGATGATGTCCAAGATGATGTATAAGTAGCTATACTTACAGTATCAGTAAGACCACCTGTAGCTCTACGAAATGTAATTTGATTATTTCCATCATGTGATCCACCCTCATAAACTATTCTGTCACCGTCTTCTAATGTCACACCAGAAGCAAAAGTCCATGTCCTACTTCCATAAGCACCATTACCAGAAGTTCCATCTTCAGGTGGTAATTCACTTGCATCAAAATAATTGGTTGATGTGGCAGTTGCAGTTGTACTGTCATCTTTGTAAATTTTAGCATAAATATTCCCTGTTGGGCTAGCTCGCTTTCTTAACATTATACTAAATGATTCCAATTCCTCACCTAACAACGGATTGTTCGATGCCAATAATATACCATATTTGTTTGCAGATTCATCTAATTGACTTTGAGAATTACCTGTTTCTGACAAAAAATTTTGATTTGTTGTTAATGCTGCACGTTCTGCTGCTGTTCCTATTATTCTATTACCTGCTAAATATTTAATTGCCAATCCTAAACTCCTCACTTCCTAGTTCTTTTAATCCGATTCTGTCTAATGCAAACTTGTAACTATCCTTAAATCTTTCTGCCATACCGTCAAGAAATTCATACATCATTATTACATTTGGTTCTTTATCTTCCTTGATAAGATCATTTACTTGTTGAAGATAATTTCTACAATGTGCTTCACCTGCTTGTGGGTGTATTCCAAGCTGTTCCCAAAATTCTACTGCTGCTACCGATACCCTTCCACCATTTGATATGCTTTGTATTCCTATTCTAAACGATCTTCTTACCATGTTTGCTATCTCTTGTTCTTCATAGTCATGTTCTGTCCATACTTCAGGTATGTTGTTTGACTTTCGTATAGCCTCGTACATATCTTGGAACATTCCAATTTCTCTAAGTGAGTTTCCCATAGCATTTTGTGTTGACTCTACACTTGTTTCAATTTCTCTTATCCTTAATCTTCCTGATTCAGTTATAGGTTTATTGCTTTGTATGTCTTTTATTTCCAATTTCATTTTTTCTATTTTGAAATATGCTTCACGAACTGCCTGATATTTGTGTTCGATATTACTAAGACATTGTTTCATTCTACTCATTGGAGAATCGTCTAACATATTTAATGTTTGTAGTGCGTATGAAGCCTGACTTGTCGAGTGTCCTATTATTGCCTTTGCCCTATGTAATTCAGGCAACCTACTTTCAATCTTTGCAAGTTGATTCTTTGTTATAGCCTTTGCTGGTAAGGTTTCACTAAACTTGCTTAGTTGTATATCATTCATGCTCCACTCACCCCTGCTGATCCATGTCTAGAATTGGTTAAGTCGCCAAAATCTGTCGCATCACCAGTAGTTGCTATTGTAAAATATTGAATCACATCAGATGAAATTCCACCTCCAAATAAAGCTCTTGATCTGTCTGAAGCAGAACCCATTAATCTACTCCCTGATAGTAAATTACCAAAGTCAGTTGCATTTGCAGCAGTTGCTATTGTAATATAGTCAGTCGTGTCAACATTTCCACCAGAATAACCCCCTGCAAATATTCCTCTTGTTTTACTTGCTGTGGCAGACACACCTTCTCTTGCTTGTGTTAGATCGCCAAAGTCAGCACCGTTGCCAGCAGTTGATATTGTCACATAATCAAGAGTTGCTACTAAACCCATTTAGTCTTGACCTCCTCCAATTACTGCTCTTGAACCATCATCACAAGCTCCATGATCAGAATGATTACCTATCAGATCACCAAAGTCAGTACCAGCACCAGTTGTGTCCATTGTGATATACTCTATCACATTATGTTTTGTTGCTCCTGATGTAGTATATCCACCTGCAATTAAACCTCTACTTTGATTTGAACATCCAGCTCTATATCTTGCTGCCAATGTAGCGTCACCGAAATCGGTAGCATCTCCCAATGTTCCTATCGTAATATAATCCATAGTATTAACATCTGAACCAGTGTTACCACATGAAAAAACTCCTCTTGAACTATTAGAACAAGCAGCTACACCCTCTCTTGCTTGTGTCAAGTCACCAAAGTCGTCTGCATCACCAGTAGTTGCTATTGTAACATAATCTATTGTATTAACATCTGATGAACTACTCTCTCCACCAGCAAAACACGCCCTTGATGCTGCTAGTGTAAATGCATCTTTCCATGCACCACTCTGTAAGAAATAATATCTTTTTGTATCTGTTTCTTCAAAGATTGTATTTTCTTGTAAATTAACTATAGGTGAAGTTACTGTATTAGATATTGCTGTATTACCTGCTGTTGTTAGATCATAATCTGTTCCAGTATTTTCTTGATCAGTATAATCAGAACTTAATGGATAATATGCTACTAAATCACCAGAATCTGTTGCATTAGCTAATGTTTTATCATTGTAAATTGCCTGTAATTTAGCATCAGTTATTGCCGTATCCCAAACTGCAACGTCAGCCATATAACCTTTAAAATTTTGACTTCCACTTGCACCGACTACAGCACCAATAGAAAATGTACCACTACCACCTGAATTATAATCACTGTTTCGTGTAAATGTGTTACCTGATACTGTTCCATCTATTACAAAACTTATAGTTGTACCAGTTCTTTTTATTGCTATATGATGCCATGTGTTTATTGCTAATGTGACACCTGAACTGTCTGTCGCAACACCCTCTGTGTACCATTTTACTACTCCACTTGCTGTTAATAATGCCCAATCAGTAGTACCTGAATCATAAGTTGAAATAAAATGATTATACGCATCATTAGCTGTCGGATATATCCAACCAGATATTGTAAAATTACCTGTACCTGTGACCAACGGTGTAGTCACTTGTGCATTATCACCTGTTCCATCAAACGAAGCTGAATTTTTTAGGAATGTTGCTTTATCACCTACAAAATTATATTTATGAATTTGATTAGATGATGTTCCACAAATGAATAATTTGGTTTCGCTGTCGCCTAATGTCACGCCTTGAACACTTGTTTCTTTTGCACTAACATCATAGGTCTTAATATAAGTTACACCTGAACTAATTTGCCACGCAGTTGTAAGTGCATATTGACCTACGTTACTGCCTGAACCTACTAACATTGTTTTACCATCATCTGTGAACCACAAACTTGTTGGGTTTGCATTATTTGTTACCACACTATATTCTGTATGTGTAAGTGCATCTAATGCTGTTCCGTTTGCAGGTAGTGTCCAAGCAGAAGCCAAATCAAAACGATGAACCTTATCTGATGATGTACCTATGATATACATATACTGTCCACTATTACCAAAGAATAAATCTTGTACTTCTGTATCATAAGAATCTAAACTATTACCACCTGTATTTCCATCATGTGATGAAGCACCACCGAATGTCCAAGCTGTTCCACTATCATCCCATTGGGCAATACTGTCATTCTGATTTCCTGCCATGAAAAACTTTGTTCCATCTGATTTTGGAAATATACCTGTTGGATTATAATCCCAATACTGTCCTACAGATGTTGAAAGAGTTGCAGAACCCATTGTTGATAAATCCCATGCTGTTGTAAGTGGATATTGATAAATTGTATATAATGCTGGCGAGCTAGAATCTTGACCACCGTCTGACAGATATGCTTTTGTTCCGTCTGCACTAAATTTTACATCAACTATTCCAACGGTGGTATCAAAACTAGCAGGCGTTGCACTTTGTAAAAATGTTAAACCACCATTTGATGTAACTGTGCCTACACTACTTCCCTGTATTCGTTTAGCATCGAGATATTTAATTGCCATTATGCTGTACCTCTTTCAACCCATTTCGGAACTGGATATATACAAAATTGGAAACCAGTATCATCAATACTAGGAGAAGGAAAAGTAGAAGGAGCAGTGTAAGACTGGGTTGCATACGTGTTAGCATTTGAAGCACCAAGTCCACCGATAGTTGATATATTGGCATCAACCTGAATAGCTATCCAATAATCAGTTGTAGCAGTTACAGCATAAGGAGTAGTTAGATCATAATTGTTTAGACCTTCGACTTGAGTTACAGAACCAGTGGTAGCAACTAGGGCATCTGGTGAATCAGAATCATCAGAATAAATAGAGAGTATAACATTTCCACCAACACTTGTCAGAGTGGCTTGTATTGATGTAATAGTAACACTAGCAGAAGCAGTGAGTTTAGTTGATCTAATAACACCAGTAGTAATTGAGGGAGTAGCACCAGATAAGCCAGTACAATCTGTACTTGATGCCATTCTAAATATTTGTTTTGTATCTGTAACTTCTAATCTAGTTCCTATTGGTACGTCTGTTATTGGAACTTCTGTTGATGCTACTGCACTTGTAGGGAATCCATCTGATACTCCAGCTCCTGCATGATCTCCCATTTTCCACCAAACTAAACAATTTGCTGTATCAACACCTGAATCTCCAATATTCTTTCCTGAATTAGCTGCACTTGTGACTGTTGTTCCTGAAACGTGGTTACTGTATATTAAATCCTGTTCGTCAGTACTAAGAATCTTATTCCATATACCTACATCACAAACAAAGCATTGTCTTAAACCTTGACCATTACCGTTTGCTTGTCTGCCTATATCAAATGTGTATGTACTATCTGCGTCATCAGTTACTTCTTCGTCATAATCTGTTTCAAAAATAGCAGCATTAACAGCATCACGATATATTTTGAAACCATCATCATTATATTTCGAGTTCTCAAATGCAAAAACATAAAAATGCCAATCATCGTCATGTGGAATGCAGTCACCAGTTGTAATTTGTTGATATAAACCATGATTAGTTCCACCACCTCCCATGTGAATAACAAATTCTTCTGTTCCGTCTTTTTGAATACCTATTCCAAAACCATTTCCGTTTTTTTGTGTTCCACTACCATAAGGTCTTACATTTCCAAGAATACCACCATACGCAACAGGAGATGCGTTGTTACCACCCTCATAACCAGCTTCTGCTGCTTGATTACCTCCAGTACCAGATTTCATCTTTAACCACATTGATACTGAAAAATCTGATTTTGGTAAATCTTTCCATGTGGTTTCTTTAGTTCCAATCCCACCAATATATGTTGTAAAATGTGCCTCTGCTACTGGTTGAGGATCAAAATACAAAGAGTTTTGACCATAAATAGGCGAATCTGATTTTGTTCCACCATCTCCGTCACCTACCATTGAGTTACTTTCTTCAGTAATACCTGTAAAGGCATTAGCAAATAAATTTTTTAATCTTGTTTCAGAATCTGTTCCTTGTATTCTTCCACCAGAAAGATATTCAACCATAGGTATATCCTATGCCAGTCTTACGTTTTGTGTCGAACCGTTAACTCTTAGTCTTACATACAAACCGTCATTGTTTGAATCTTCTTGTTGCACAAACAGTTGACTTTGGTCTGCAATATCTCCTGATGCTGCACTACCACCAGATATATATGTGCCACTTTTATGTTCTAAAAATAATAAATCTACATCTCGTATAGCATAAGCACCTGTCATGTCTAAGTGATCATCTGCTGTTGCTACGAATCCACCTGCTGCTGCTTCCCAAGTATAACCACCTGTAACTCCTGATCTAGCAGTTAAAACGTGACCATTAGTTGGTGCGTTAGAAACTTGAAGGTTTCCTTCTTGTATGATATCATCTGCTATGGTTGCTGTGTTACCTGAACTTGTTACTTCGCCTGCTAGGTTTGCGTTAGTTGTAACTGTTCCTGCAGTTAAACCTGCTGCTGTACCTGTCAAATTTGTTGCTACACCACTTGCTGGTGTACCTAATGCTGGTGCTACCAAAACCATACCTGAAGCCATTGTTCCCTGTGCTACCTGTGCTGCAGGTAGTGCTGTACAATTAGTTAATACACCTGCTGATGGTGTTCCCAATGCTGGTGTTGTGAGTGTTGGACTTGTTGCAAATACTAACAGACCACTTCCTGTTTCATTAGAAATTACTCCTGCAAGTTCTGCTGACGTTGTTGCTGCAAAGTCACTTAATTTTGCTCCTGATGCTGCTATTCCTGATTCTGCTAATGTTTGGTTAATCCATGCTGAGCCATTCCATTTTAATAATTCTCCTGAACCTATAGATGAAATTGTTACGTCTCCTATGTCACTTACTGCGTTTACTACTCCACCACCATATCCATACCAATAATTTCCTTTTCTTATCAATATTGTTGGAACAGTAGTTGATAGTGTTTCATTAGAACCACTTACTGTTGAAATTTCTCCGTCTGCATTCAAGTCTCCATGCTCTAATGTTATTGTATCTCCTGTGTCTGCGAATAAATAAACTAAATCATATTCACTTGTATTTGTTAATGCTAATTTTTGTAAAGTGTCAGAAGTGCTTGACTCTGCTGCTATTACTGAAATTGTATCTGTTATTGTTGCTACTCCACTTGCTATTGTTATAGTTGCTGTCTGTGGAGTAAACCCTAACATTCCCTCGTTATCTAATGCTTCATTCCATTCGGCAGAACCGACTGGTGATGTACCATCGTCTGGATAACTGCTTAGGTTAACTTGTGTAGCATGTAGACCATATGCCTTACGTGCCATTTAAATCACTTACCTTTCGTTACTTTTCCTTTCGAACTTCTAAGTATAAAGTTAGTGCTTTCCTCGAATTTTACTTTCGCGTTCATGCCACCATCTTCGTTTGATAACTTACCTTTAGGGAATCCCATTCCTAATCTCTCCAATAATCCAAATACACTCGCAATACTCATGCTTATGTACCGTTCATTGTGTGATTCACGTAAAGAGTTAAAGTATCAGTATTAGTCTTATGGAATGATGCAGGGCTTGTAAAGTTCCAGTGTGTTAACAGCTTTGTTGCGTTAACAGGGCTTGTTTGTCCAACGTCATAAATTGCTCCACCAGTAATTGCGTTACCAGATGAGGTATTAATCTGCGCTGTTGTCCATGCGAACTTGTAAGTTACAGCGTCTACTGCTGCTCCTGTATTTTCTGAATTTCCAGTATCATCTGCCTTTGGATATCCTGACTCTAATCCAGAAACTGCACCTGATGAGGTGATTGGGTTACTTACGCTTACATAAGTATCAGCTTTGGCTATTGAGTCTGCACTTGAAGGGTTTTGTAAAACACATGCTGAAGCCTTAAAGTCTTCGTTTGAGGCTGGTGTTGTATCTACTGCCTTCTTGGCATAGAAAATATCTCCGTCATTTGTTACTGTATTCTTTCCATAGAACCATTCTTTACTCCCATCTTTGTGAGTCAGAACGACACATATGTTATTTTGAGGGTCTATGTTCTCAATCATATCCTCTGTTCTTCGTTTTATGTATTTAAAGATTACTTCTAAGCATCTGATTGTGTCTTCAGAATGCTTCCCTGAGTAGTTCCTGCAGTATCATTAGTATCTTTGGAAGAATCATATAAATCATATACATGATCACCACACTCAATAATTGTCTCACATTCAGGGTATTTCCAATGTATACTCTTTATTGGCTCTAATTTGGTAGTCTCATCTTCTGCAGTTCCTTCTGTATTGGTAAACTTCATTGTTGTGCTTGAAAGTGTAACCTGAAGATTCTCCCTAAGACAATTTACAAGAAATGGCGCTTTAATGGTATATCTTCTTTTGGCAGTTGTTGATTTATCAAAAAACTTTTGTGCATATTGGTAAAATGTACTTTGGTTAAGGAATTGAGGAATATATACCTTGGCTGAGCGTATTCCATATATACCTTGTGAAGTTGTTGCATCAGTATCAGGATTACTGGTTGTTGGAGTTCTTAGATGTCTTGTATTAGTATCAGTACCACCCTGCTGTATTGTCATTCCATCATGTATTTCATAAACATACTTTGCCCATATATAGTCATTAGCAACTGAGGTGGGATTAGTCCAACTAGTAGCATTGAATGTTAACGTTCTTTCATTAAAATCTATATGGTATTTTCCTTCAGGAATAGGAAGACCGTTAGCTCCACCATTTTCATAATTTGCTGCTCCCTGTACAAGTGTTACATTAAGAGGTGGAAATGCAAACGTTGTGCTTAGTGCCGTATTTGCTGTAACAGAACTTAACGCTCCAAAATTTGTTTCCTTATACCTATATTGTAAATCACCAAAAAGTTCAAGATCGTTGATTACCTTTGTGTCATCTTCACCTCTATAATATATTTGATATTCTGAATCAGAGAATGTATACCCACTATTCAATTTAGTGCTAGTACCATCTGTGTTTTCTTCCCACACAAATGTCTTTGTGGGAAATGTTAAAAATGATCTGTTTGCCATAGTTGTTAACAATTCAACATTTTTTATAAACCTTCCAACAGCAAGATATTTACCAGCATCATTATTATAGGATAATTGTATTGTATTTGCATTTGATATTGCAGGAGACTTTAGATAAACAAACTCATCATCCACATAATTGATTATTGTCTGTAATATGTCACTTATTGCCTGATCTCCTTCAAAGAGATTTTTTGTATGAGTGGCTGGTTTTAATGTATTTGTAGTATTATCATTTATTATATCGAAATTTACTTCACTATCGAGAATACTTCTTGATCTACTTCTTATTTCAACAGTTACATTTTCCAATGACTCCTCTCTTCTCCATACATTACCTGATATTTTTTGTGTCATCTGCTGAGCGCCTGCAGACATGAGTGTCTGGAAATCATTCTCATCCAAAAATCCTCCACAGTAAACCCTTATCTGAAATATGAATCCCTTAAAATCATCAGTTCCATTTGATCCTATTTTCAAAGCTGTTGTGGGTCTTGCATTTGTGTTTGTGGCTACATCCTGCGTACAGTTAGTTCCGTCTTCAGCACCGTCAAGAGATAATCTTACCCTATTTGTGTTATCTCGATAAAACCTTATACATCTTGTTGCACCAGTCTGGTCATTATGATCTATCTTTCCAATATCAACAGAAGCTGTGTATAACGTACCATTTCCTGTGAATGTAGTAGAATCAAGTTTTGCATAAATCACCCATTTAGCACTAACTTGTTTTATTCCTATCTCAACACCATTAGTTCCATCGTGTTTTGAGAATAATATTTGAGTTGTATTTGTAGGGCTTCCTCCACCATTATCCATACTTTTAAAATTGATTATTATATCAAACTGATGTCTAAAATCCAGTGTTGTAGGATTAAAACTTCCTGCATTATCCCCACCACTTACTCCATTATCTGTATTATCAGCAACTGTGACTTCCTGACCTGCTGTTGTAAAATTAAGTCCATAGTTTGTTCTATATGCCTGATAGTTTCCTAATCCTTCTGGCTCTATATATGCAGACGCAGTATCTCCGTCATGATGATAACCACCTTCATCTCTGGTGCTTCCTTGAAAATTCCATAATGCAACAAGGTATGTAAGAGCAGCATCGTCTTGAATATATGATATAGTATCATTAACTGAAACCCTATAACCTGCTGGTATTGTGATTGACGCTGTGTCAATAGCCCTAGCACCGTCTCTGTTTACCACTGCTTTTACTATAGGCGCTCTTTGTATGTCGCTTGAGCTTCTTTCTATTATCGCGTTTATTTTATCTGTCATGCTGATGCTGTGGTAAAGTGTTGCGTTGCAGATACCCTTCCTACTCCCTCACCGTTTACTGCTCTAACCCTTATCGAGTATTGTGTACTAGGAGAAAGACCACCTAAGTGATATCCACCTGATCCTGCGTTATTTGTAGCTGCTGGATGTGGTAAGAATTCATCACTACTTGCAGTAACCCTGTACATTATGTCATATCTGGCTAATGCTGAATTTCCTGTATGAGTTGGTGCATTCCATTTCACTAGTATCTTTTTGGCAGAAGATGTCTCACTTTCTGTTGGTTCTAATAGTCTAAGATTTGTTGGATTTGCTGGTTTAGACCCTTGATAACTATTAATAGCATTTCCCTCTATAAATTCAACCGTAGCCCTAAGTGTTGCAGGCTCATTTGATGCTGTTCTGAACTGTAAGTCTCTGATATACCCTTCCATAGAATGTGACAAGCCCAACCAATCACCTGTATTAGGATTGTCTGGATCAGCAGGTGGTGAAACAGGATCAAACTCAACATAAGTTCCTTCTGAAACAGAGCCAGCAGTCATTGGATATGTATTCAACGTTCCACTTGGGTGTTTATTAAAATTATCAAAAATAAGTATATCAAATTTGTCTTCCAGACTACTTCCTATGAAACCTTCTGCTACAGAAAACCATTTAAGTTGCTCAAATATAGTTTTGGTTGATCCTGCATTACCACCTACAGTTGAGTTTGTAACTCCTGAGTTTACAGTTTCCTCTTTGATTAACCAAGTAAGCTGTACTGTGTGAGTATTTCCCTCCATTTTTACCAGTATGTTTTCCTGTCCACTTTCCTCTGGTAATGGCATCGGAGATATTGGTGATGTAAATTTCCAAGCTATATTATCAAATACTTTTATTTTAAATACCATCGCTATACCATCACCCTTATATTTTCTTAACCAGATTTCTGCCATATCTATCTACCTCCTATTACCCATGTTATAAACTCTGCGTACTACTTGATCTGCTACCTCTTCCATCTTTGGTTCTAAATCCATCAGTGTATCATTATCCATATTTCCTTCTACATTTATTTCAATCTTTACTTCAGGTGGTGCTTGTTGAAAATGACTTTGGAATCCACTTGATGTTTGAATCGGTTGATCAGTAATATCTAAAGTTCCAGTTCCACCTTGAGAATGCCAGCCTCCTAACGTTCCTATTGTTGGTTGTTCTTTAATAGCCTCTAAAGCTTCTGCTGTACTAGTAATACCTGTTGTTGCTATCTTCATATTATCTGCACTTTGGTTTACCAGCTCAGGTAATTCTGTTCCCCATTTTGTCATAGATGGGTCTGGATCAGTTACAAAACCATGTGTTGTTACGCCTTCAAGCATCCTGTTGGCTATTTCAGTTTGAGATGCTCCCTCTTGCTTCATTTTTTCCATCTCTTTTAATTGTGCTGCTTGTATTTCTGCATCAGGAACACTGCCTGAGCCTGCCTGTTTTTGTTCTATACCCATTAACCAATTCATTGCTTTTCCTATTGCCATTAACCACCCTACTACAGTTTCTCCCAAATCCATTCCCATTTGTTGCATCATAGGTAGGTATGTCTGATAGAATGGTATGATAAACTTTCTTAACAAGTAAACAAATATTGGTCTTAAGAAGAATCCGAAAAAGTCACCTATTGGTCTTAATATCATCATGACACCAAAATTCAACATCTTCATCATTTGCTTGAGCATTGGAGATGATTCTACTAATGCTTGAAATCCTTTCTTTGCTAATGATGCTAATCCTAAAGCTCCTAATCCTACAGCTCCTGCCATTTTCATACCTTTACCCCCACCTAATTTACCTAACACTTTTCCCATTCTACCTTCAGCCCTCTTTGAAACTTTGTCTAAATCTCCTTGAATACCATAATTACCTGCAATCCCTTTCTTTTGATCAGGAGATAACATTCCTCCTGTAGCTCCACCTAAAGTTTCTTTTTTAATATCTCCTTTATGTTGTTGATAATTGTAAACATCTGCAACAGATTCAGATAACTTTCCAAATATCGCTCCACCAGCACCTTGTAATGCTCTCATAATTCCAGATTGACCACCACCACCACCAACGATTGCTCTCATCC